ATGCAAATAATGGAAGGTGCTGCACAAGCTCCAGGACAAGCTCCTGGTCCAACTGAAACACCAATGCCAGAAGAGGCTGTAGAAGAACAACTTAGATCATGAAACAAGGCTGGGATGGAATAGAATTTTTAGATGTAAAATCTAAAAGTGAAAACAAAGATACAGAATTAGAAACCAACAAAGCATTTGCTAGAACTTTCGAAACTGAAGAAGGAAAAAAAGTTTTAGAGTTTCTAATAAATAAAACTTTACAACAACCAACTTGGATCCCTGGTGGAGATCATAGTTTTGGCTATGCGAGAGAAGGCCAGAATAGTATCATTAGAGAAATCCAAACTAGAATAGGAAGGACTAAACAATGAGTGCAGAGGAAAATATAAATCAGTCAGAAGGATTATTAGCAAACACTAATCCAAAAGAAGAGCAACAAGCTCCCAATCCAGAGGAAACAATTATTCCTCATTTAGAAGATGAGAATAAAGATCAAACAGTAGAAGAGGCTAAAGCTGAACAAGAAACTAAAGTTTTAGAAAAACCAGAATACATAGAAGATAAATTTTGGGATCCTAAGTCTGGTGCTAAGATAGAAGAGTTAAGTCACTCTTATAAAGAATTGCAAAAACAATTTTCTATGGGTAAACACAAAGCTCCTTCTGAGTATGATTTATCTGTAATGGAAGATGTTGATGTTGAGAATGATGTCCTGGCTAAAGAATTTTTAGATTGGGCAAAAGATAATAAACCAACACAAGCTGCCTTTGATAAACTTGTAACCACATTTAAAACACTATCTCAACAACAAGAACAAGAAGATAGTATTAATTTAGAGGAAGAGGCTAAATCTCTTGGACCTAATGCAGATCAAATTATTAATGGTATTAAGACTTGGGGACAAGGATTAGTTGCTAAAGGTGTATGGTCTGATCAAGATTTTGATGAATTTAAAGTATTTGCTGCAACAGCTAATGGTATTAATGCATTAAATAAAATCAGAAAATACTATGGTGAACAGACAATTCCAACTGCACCAGTAGATGTAGATGGAGCTGCAAGTAAACAAGAACTTTATGAAATGGTAGCAGATCCTAAATATAAAACAGATCCTAACTTCCGTAGAAAAGTTGAAGAACAATTTTCTAGAGCTTTTCCAGGTAAAGTTAATAACGAAAATTTTTAATTTAGATACTTGCTTAATTTATAAAATTCGACTATCCTTATAGGCGAAGATAACCAAATTTATAAATGGCCTTCTGGCTGGTGAGCAAAGACACCATTTTTGTCAGCCGGGCTTTACCCCGACAACTGCAAGTTAAGTAAAACTAATGTGTTAATAAAAGGAGAAAAACTATGGCACAATCAATAACAAATGCCTTTGTTACTCTTTTCGATGCCGAGGTAAAACAAGCATATCAAGGTGAAAGCTCACTTCTTGGATGCGTAAGGCTAAGACAAGGTGTACAAGGTAACACTTACAAGTTTCCAAAACTTGGTAAGGGTAGTGCGACTGCTCGTATTCCACAAACTGATGTTACTCCATTAAATGTAACATACAGTCAAGTGACTGCGACTATGTCAGACTACAATGCTGCTGAATACTCAGACATCTTCCATCAAGCAAAAGTAAACTTTGATGAAAGACAAGAGCTTGTTCAAGTAGTATCAAAAGCAATCGGTAGAAGAATGGATCAATTAATCCTTGACGGATTAGATGCAGCATCTTCACCTTCAACTGTAGCTAAAACAGTAGTAACATCTGGATCAGCAACAGCATCTAACTTAAATGTTGGAAAGCTAATTGCTGCTAAAAAAGCTATGGATGCTAATAATGTCCCGTTTGACGACAGACATATTATCGTTCATGCTAATAACTTATCTGGGTTACTAGGCGATGAGAGAGCAATCTCTGGAGATTTCGCAACTGTGAAAGCTCTAGTAGCTGGTGAGATCAACACTTTCTTAGGTTTCAAATTCTATGTAATTGGAGACAGAGATGAAGGTGGTCTACCATTATCAACAAACGACAGAACTTGTTTTGCGTTCCACAGAGCATCAATCGGTATGGCTGTAAACATGAACCAGAAAACTGAGATCAATTATGTTCCAGAGAAAACTTCTTTCTTAGTGAACTCAATGTTCTCTGCTGGTGCAGTAGCTATTGATGACGAAGGTATCGTTAAAATAACTTGTGACGAAAGCTAATAGAGGAGAATAATTATGGCTTATACTAAAGACAACTTACAACCAATCGGTGGTCAAGCTAAAGCTGGTAATGCTCCTCAAATGTGGAGTTACACAGCACCTACTGCTGATGCGATTGCTGACATTAATACTGAAGGGTACTTCAATAGTGCCTCTGATGTTTTAAAAGTTGGTGATTTAATTCATGTATGGGATAGCTCTGTACCAACTTCTACTTTAGTTACTGTTTTAAGTAACGCAAGTGGAGTTGTTGATGTATCTGATGGAACAGCTCTATCAGTTGCAGACGCAGACTAATAACTAATAATGGGGAGGCCCTTCGGGGCCTCTTCACAAATTAGAGGATTTAAATGGCAAGTGGAGATACAAATGTTTCAATCTGTAACCAAGCATTAGTGCTGTTAGGTTCTGATACTATTTCATCGTTTACAGATACATCTAATGATGCATCAAGAGTTTGTAATCAAATTTATGATACAGTTAAGAAACAAGCATTGTCTTTGTATCCTTGGTCTTTTGCCTTAACTAAAACACAATTAGCAAGATCTTCTACAACACCTATTAACGAATGGGCATATCAATATGTAATGCCTTCAACTGCAATTTCATCTACACCTTTACAAGTTTATAATTCAAGCTCGACAAGAATATTACCAATACAAAATTACGAAATTTTATATACATCATCCGGACCAGCTATTGCTACTAATGAAGAAACTATTTACATAGATTATATTTCAAGTGTAATAACAGAAGGACTAATGCCCTCATACTTTGTTCAGCTACTCGTTTATATGATGGCATGGCATCTAGCAGAACCAGTAACAGATCAAATTACTAAATCTGATTATTGGAGAAAAGTAGCTGTGGGTACGGAAAGCGAAAATGGAAGGGGTGGGTATTTTCGACAAGCAACTAATATTGATGGAAGAGGAAAACCAAATTACGCAATAGTGGATTTCCCATTAACAGATGTTAGAGACTAATGAGCAGAGCTGTAACTATTCAATCAAATTTTACAACTGGAGAACTAGATCCATTATTAAATTCTAGAATTGATATTAATCAATACTATAATGCTCTTGATAAAGCTCGTAATGTTTTAATCCAACCACAAGGTGGTGCTATTCGTAGACCAGGATTAGAATATATTAGTACAATACCTTCTGCTGCTAATCCACAAGATGGAGTAAGATTGGTCCCATTTGAATTTTCAACTACTCAAAGTTACATGATGTTATTTGTTAATAATAGAATGTATGTTTATAAAGATAAAGAATTAGTAACTAACATTAATGGATCTGGTAATGATTATTTAACTACAACAATTCAAAGCTCATACTTAGCTAATTTAGATTATGCTCAGTCTGCTGATACATTAATTGTAGTGCATGAAGATATGCAACCAGTAGAAATTACTAGAGGTGCAAGTGACAGCTCCTGGACAATTACAAATATAACTTTTGAATACATACCTCAGTATGCATTTACTATTACAACATCAAGTCCTTCTCATAGTTTAACACCAAGTGAAGTTGATGGAAATATTACATTGACTGGTGGTGGTGGAGCTTTTTCTGCTAGTGATGTTGGTCAGTATGTTGAAACTAATGATGGAATAGGTAGAGCAAGAATTACAAGATTTGTTTCATCAAGTGAAGTAGAGGCTATTGTTGAAATACCTTTTTTTAATACGGATGCTGTTGCATCTGGATCATGGTTTATTGAAAGTGGATATGAAGATGCCTGGAGCTCATCTAAAGGATGGCCAAGAACTGTAACCTTTCACCAGGGTAGATTATATTTTGGTGGATCTAAATCTAGACCTAATACAATTTTTGCATCTAGAGTTGCAAGGTTCTTTGATTTTAATCCTGGAGAAACTTTAGATGATGATGCTATTGAGGCTACTTTAGCAACTGATAGTGTTAATGCTATAACTGGATTATTTGCTGGTAGAGACTTACAGATCTTTACTAAGGGAGGTGAATTTTTTATTTCTCAGGCATCACTAGATCCTATTACTCCAAACAATTTAGTTGTAAGTACAGCAACAAGAAGAGGAGCTAAAGAAGGTATTAAACCCGTTGGTGCTGAGAGTGGTACATTATTTATTCAAAGAGCTGGTAAAGCATTAAGAGAATTTTTATTTAGTGATGTAGAACTATCTTATATCTCTAATAATATTTCTTTACTATCTTCTCACTTACTAAGATCTCCATCTGATATGGCCCTTAGAAAAGCAACCTCAACTGATGATGGTGACTTATTAATGATTGTTAATGGCAGCGATGGATCTCTTGCAACTTATTCTATTCTACGAGGACAGAATGTTATTGCTCCATCTTTATCAACTATTGATGGTGAGTTTGTAAAAGTTGCTGTTGATGTTGATCAAATTTATTTTGTAGTAAAAAGAACTATTAATGGATCTACTGTTTATTATGTAGAGGCATTTAATGATGACAATACTACAGACAGTAATGTTTTATTAACTGGTGCAAGTTTACCTGGAACAACAACTGTAACTGGTTTAGATCATTTAGAAGGTGAGACTGTAAAAGTTATTGCTGATGATCAAATGCAAAGTGATAAAGTGGTATCTTCTGGTGAGATTATTTTAGATAGTGTCCCAACTTCTTATGTTGAAATAGGATTAGACTTTACTCCAGAAATTAAAACTTTACCGGTGGAATTAAAATTATCTAGTGGTAATGTAATAGCACAGAAAAAAAGAATAGTAGAGGCAACAGCAAATATGTACTTGACACAAAATTTATCACTTAATGGAAATGATTTTTCATTTATAGGTGGTGAATTTTATACTGGATTAAAAAGAAGAAAACCTATTTTAGGTTATGACAGAAGAGGACAGATGACATTTTCCCAGTCTGAACCTTTATTTTTTACATTATTGGGAATTGAATTTAAAGTGAGTGTAGGACAGTAATGGCATTTCCTTGGGCAGCAATAGCAGTAGCAGCATCGGCTGGTAAAGCATACGCAGCATACTATGAAGGTATGGCTAAGAAGGCATACTACGATGCCCAGGCTGATATGAAACTTCTACAATACAAAGATAAAAGAATTGAAAGTAAAGAGGCTGGAGTAAAAGTATTAGAAGAAACTAATAAAGCTCTATCATCAATTATAGCTAAAGGTGCTGCTGGTGGAATATTAGTTGATGAAGGAAACATTTTAGTTGCTCAACAAGTTTCATTAAGAAATGGAATAGAAGATTTTAATGTTGCACAAATCAATCAAGAGATAATGCAAAACTTAGGAATAGTAGAATTTACTAATTTAAGAGCTGCTGGTAAGGCTGCTAAACAAGCTGGAATAATGAGTGCAATATTTGGGTTTGGTACAGATATGGCAACACTAGGACAGACTGGTGCTTTTGATAAGAAAGGTACAGCATAATGGCAGAGAGAAAAATATATCAAGGTGGATTAGTTAGATCGGTAGGAATACCGAGTGTTTCATTTGCTCAATACCAAGAGATGGCAAGTGGAGCTAATACTATGGAAAGAAAATTAGATAGCCTTGTTAAGTTTGCTATTAAAAAAGAAGAGAAGGTTCAAATAGAAGAGGCTAAGACTTATGCTGCATCTAATCCTATTAGTGTAAATGATTATATAAATGCATCACCAGTAGAAAGAGAAAAATTAGTAGGTGGTAATAAAGATACAAGTTATGGCCAAACTGTAAGAGCAACACAATTATCATTCTTATCTACTGAGATGGCTATCAAAGCTCAGAAAGATTTCATGTCATTAAAGATTGAGGCTAACACAACTAATATGCCTTTAGATGAATATGAAAATCAACTTAATGCTATTGTACAAGGTTATAGTGATGCTGTATTAGATGTTGATGCAGAGGCAGCAATAACTGTTAAAGCTGATCTAGCAAGTAAAGCTAGTGCTTACTACTCATCTTATTCAGATAAAATTGTTAAAGATTATAAAAACTTAACTGATAGTACCACACTTATTTTTAGTGATGAATTAGTTGATACTATACCAGATGAAATGTCTAAAGGTCATATTGTTACTGTTATAGGTGAAGATGGTACAGCTCAACAAGTTGGTATTGATGAACATTTAAATTTATTAAAAAATAGATACAGACTTCAACTACTTGGTAAAGGAATGAAGAAAGAAGATTTTATTAAGTGGGAAGGAAAGTGGGATGCAAAAGTATTACAAACTAAAAAGAATATTTTATTTGGTGAGTTTGTAGATAAACCAGAAAATCTTACAAGTGCTACTTCAGCAGCTAAAATTTGGAAACAAGTACAGAATGGTAATTTTAATGACAATAAAAAACTCCAGGCTATTTACAATTCACTTGATGAAAATGAACAAGCTGAATTTAGAAATAGTGTAAGAGAATGGAAAAACAATCGTATCAAATCTATTGAAGATAATGAGAAAGCATTTGATTTAGATATTAAAACAAAGAAAGATGATCTTGAAATTAAATACTTAGAGGCTGTAAGAAATAAAAATTTTACAACTGCTAATGAAATAGTGGAAGAGGCTAAAAGTTTAGATACAGATCTGTATAAAGATTTACTTACAGATATTCAACAAGACAAAGAAGATGGTAATTTCTTAGATTCTAAAGTTATGTCTGATCTTGATGATATGTTATTTAGTGGAACATTATCAATGTCAGAAATTAATCATGCTTATGACAATAATGCAATTAGTATTGATCAAAAGAGAGATCTTAAATCTAAATTATTAACTAAGAAAAACGAAGAGTACAGAGCAGCAGAAAAGTATATGAGAAATTCTTTTGGTTTTCCAGAGGCTGGAATGATCACACTAGACAGAGATACTAAAGTTGCATTTGAACAATTCAGAAATGCATCTAATCAAATTATGGATTATATGAGAGCTAATCCAAACGCAACAGCTCAAGATATTATGGCAGAGGCAAAAGCAATTACTGGTAATGTTAACGAGGCCAGAGATATTGATAAAGAAATCAAAACAATTAAAAAAACAATTACAAGTGAAAAAGGTGACTTTGGATTAAAAGGTAGAGCTTGGACAAGATACTTTAAAAAATTCTACAGTCCAGAGTACAAGAATATTGCAGATGATTTTATTAATACTCCAGGTGGTATTGATGCATTAATTGTTGAATTAGAAGAATTAAAAGAATTAAAACCAGGTGTTAAATATAAAGTAACTGAAGATATGGTTACATCAGAAGGTGGATTTTTTGATGATAAATTTGAAAGACCTAGAGGTATTACAAATCAACAAATCAATTTATTAATAGAGGAGCTTAACGCATTAAGAAAATTATATGAGTAATATTGATGATATGTTTTTAAATTATAAAGAGTACCAAGAAAGTGATAATGATTATCTTCTTGGTAATGATGGTTATAAGTTAGAACAAAATGCTAAAAGAACTTTCTTTGAAGATGTAGGTTACTACGGAAAAGATATTGGTATTGGTACTGTAAGAGGTGGAGCTAAACTTGGTGAAGGTATTATAAGTTTACTTGCTGCTGGTGCTGAGAAGTTTGTATTAGGACCAGAGAGTATGAAGATGTTAGATCCAGAAGGTGATGGCATTGTTACAGATATTGGAAAGTTTTTTGCAGAAAATGTATATCCTAATATTGGGGAGACTGAAACATTAGCCGGTGGATTTGCAGAAGGCATTACTCAATTCTTAACTCCTGGTGTTGGATACTACAAACTATTTAATGGAATAATAAAAGCAAAAGGTGTTTGGCCTTTTATATCTAGAGCTCTTGCAGCAGAAGGTGCAACTGTAGCTACTGCCCAGGTTCCTGGAGATCCAAACTTTGTAGGATTTATTTCTCAAATGTTAAATGTTGATACAACTAAAGCAGACAGTATTGCAAAAGAAGTATTTAATTATCTTGCTACTCCAGCAAATGTAGAAGGTGGTTACGATGCAGATCAAGTCTTTGAAGAAAAATTTAAAGCTATATTAGCCGATGCTCCATTAGGTCCCATTGGTGAAACATTGGTTCCTTTATTCCAAATGACAATCAAAGGAATGAAAAAATTATTTAAAGGTAATGACAAAGCAATCCAAGAAATAAATAACAAAATGAACTTCTCTGGTGGATCTGCTATGAACCCGGATGGGCCTCTAGCACAACAAATTGACGAAGGTTCATTTAAGTACGAACCAGAATTAGAAGGAGCTGATGCTTACAACTCTTTATCTATTATGGATAGTGTTACTCCAGTTATACAGGGATCTGGTAAAAACAATAAAGTTAAAATTGATGACATCTTAAATCATTTTGATCAAGCACCTAAACTAGATATTAATAATCCAGATGACTTTACTAAGATGGTTAACCAAGGTGTAGAAGAAGTTAATTATCAATTAAAGCAAGAGATTACTGGAGCTGGATGGTATGACAAAGATATTAAAATTGCCATGGAAAAACTAGATGAGATTAATCCTAAGTTTAAAGGTAATAAAGATATTAAAGACTTTGTTGTATTCTTAACTGCTATTTCGTCTCCAGGAGTTAATGTAGGATCTGATTTTAAAGTAGCAGCAAACATTGCAGATATTTATTTAGATACTGGTAAGATCCCAACAACTAATCCATTAAGTAAGCAAACAGAAAAAGATGTCCTGGTTAAAATGGGTAAAGCAAAAGTTGGTGATGAAAAAGGATGGACACAAAGATCTCATTTAAAAGGACAACTAGAATTTGTACAAAAATACATTGATCAAAATGGATTAGATAAGTTTATAGATTTCTTAGATACTCCAACAACAAGAAGAGAATTAAATACATTAAGAAAAGAATATGGAATGAAACCTATTTCTGGAGCTTTAGATAAAGAGATCTATGGTGCTGATATGTTTGGTCCTAAAGTTTCTAAGTTTATGCAAAGTCTAATGGGTACTTCTGATGAGAGTGTACCAGATATTTGGTTTACTAGAGGATTTAATAGAAAGTCTGGTAATGTTTACACAATTAAAAAAGATGGTGTAAAAGCTAGTGCTGATCAACCTAGAAATTTAAGTGAAAGAAAAATAATGGATGATTATATTGAACAGATAAGAAATACCTTACAAAATGAATATGGTATCACATTAAATAATCGTGACACACAAGCTGTTCTATGGTATTTTGAACAAGGATTATACACAAAAATAGGAGTTAAGAGTGAACCAAAAAGTTACGCAGACGCAGCCAAATCAATCATTGAACGAAAAACCAATGACATCGAAGGAGGCATTCCACAGAGCAAGACTGGTGATGTCGAAAATTCGAAGAGCAATGGACAACAAATCAATGAACCAGGAGGAACCGAATAATGTTGAAGGATCCTCTGAACAAAACTGATAATACTAAATCTCCAGATTTAGATTTCTTAGAAAAAGTAGAAGGTACTACTTCTGAAAATATTCCATCAGAGAATATTGAGCAGTCATCAACTGACATAAATAATTTAGAAGAAAAAGATAATCCTATTTTATCTGAAAGCCCTGGTTCTAATGAAGAGGAGTATGTTCAAGTTGCTAGTCTATTTCCAAAAAAACTTCCTAAACCAAAAGATAAAAAGACTTTAACTGATAAACCTTATGGTGAAAATTTAAAAGAGATTGGTGAAAAACAAAAAGAAATGTTGGGAACCAAAACAGAAGGTGAAGATTTTATATTTGAACCTGGTACTGGTAATATTATCTTTGGTGAATTTTCAGACACTCAATTAAAAGTTATTGATGATACAATAACCAACTTACAACTTGGTAACTTAGATCAAGTTAAAGGATCATTACAAAAAACATTAAGAGAAACTGATTTATTTAATACAGGACAATTCCAAGATGCTGTTGCTACTATTTTTAAAGACAGTATTGACAAAGCTAAAAGAGGTAAGATCTCTGTAGAGACTATTGCAGCAGAGGCTGCCAAGTTAGGTAGAAATGATGTTTACTTAAAAATTCTTAAAAAGAAACCAGGAGAAATTTTAGATCTACCAACTACTTACAGAGCTATTATGGAAACTCAGATCCTAAGAGTAGAAACTGAGAAACTTGCCAATATAGTTTTAAGTGGTAATGCAAGTGAAAAAGAAATACAAAATTTTTATCAAGTATTAAGATTGTATGGTGCAGTCAATTCACAGACTGCTGCATCTGTATCTGAAAGTGGTAGAACACTTGGTATTGTATCTAAAGTAGAAACTCCAACAGAACAAGGTGCTTTAGATGTAGTTAAAATTTTAGAAGAAGAAATGGGTGCAGATCTATCACTAGAAGGTGCAACTAAAATTGCATCTGCATTCTTGTCATTAAAACCACATCAACAAAATAAATTTGCTAAAGATACTTATGCTACAAAAATTAGAGATGCATGGGCTGAAGTTTGGGTTAACTCTAAACTTGCAAGTCCAATTACTCACATTGTTAATATAGTAGGTAACACAACATTTAATACTCTTCGTGTTGCTGAGTATGGTATTGCAGCTACATTTAATAAGATCCCTGGCCTATCTTCTAAAGAAGGAATTATGTTTAATGAAGTTTGGCAAATGATTAAGTCTATGAAGTATGGAACTAAACTTGGTTTGGTTAATGCTCATGAGGCATTTAAAACTGGTGAGGCTGTTACAACTAAATTAGATCTTAGAAAACCAAATGCATTAGGTAAAAGATTATTACCAGAAAAATATCAAAATACTTTTATGGGCCACACTCTTGAGATGATGGGAACATACGCAAGAATACCTGGAAGATTATTAGTAGCTGAAGATGAATTTGCTAAAGGTGTTTTATTTCAAATGGAATTAGAAAGACTTGCAACTAGAAAATTTAATCAAGCTATTGCAGATGGTCTATCTGAAGATGATGCACAAAAAGTATTTATTAAAACATTATCTGATCCATCTAGTGATGTAGTTAAACAAGCTCAAGATGCTGCATTAGAAGGTACATTCCAAAAAGATCTACCTCCAGGAGTTTTTTCAAAAGCACAAACATTCTTTAATATTCCAGAAATGAAATTGTTTGTACCATTCTACAAAACAGTCATGAACATCTTTATGGAAAGTAATAAACGAAATCCTGTTATGATGGCTGGTGGTTCATTACTACCAGGTGAATTAGGAAATAAAATTAGAATGGATCTTTCTGGTAAGAATGGAAAAGCTACACAACAATTAGCTCTTGCTAAACTTTCAACTGGTTCAACATTAATGTATTTCTTTGGAACCATGGCCTATGGTGGATCTGGGTTTGACCAGGATGTTATGATTACTGGTATGGCCCCAATGAATAAAGCTGAGAGACAAGCATTCCTTAGAAAAGGATTGCAGCCATATTCAATAGCAATCTTAGATAAAGAAACTGGATTATACAAATCTATATCTTACGCAAGGTTTGATCCTATATCATCTTTATTAGCAATCTCTGCTGACATGGCATACATGGCTAGTAGACCAGATCAATATGCAGATCCTAATTTTGTTAATAATATGACATCATTATTTGGTAATGGATTAGGTGCAATATTCCCTTATTTGACTGAACAACCATTCTTAACTGGTATTCAAGAATTAGGAAGATTATTTCAGCCAGGCTATGGTGATGCAGAAGGTATGGTAACTAGAGCTCTAACTATTCTAACTGAAAAAGTAACTGAAGGTACTGTAGGTTTAGTTGTAAACCCAACTGGTACTTTTGGTGGTTACTTAAATAGAATGCAAGATATAACTATATACGATACCAATATTACATCTGAACAAGCTGATTGGTTTAGAAAACAATTTGATGGTGATATTCCAGCTCCTATTAGAGCTTTCTATAAAGCATACAATAAAGCAATGAAAGATAGTCCATTCTTTAATACAGATCTGAAACCTAGAGTTACTTTATGGAATGAAATTATGGTAGGCCCAGAACAAGGTATGTTTTCACCAATAAGAATAATGAATGAAAAGTATAATGATGTTGATGAGTTTTTAGTTAAAGCTGGATTAGGTATATCAATGCCAAAAAATAATATTGGTGGAATACCAATGACACAAGATGAGTATAGTGAATACATTGCTTACATTAATACTGATGAAGATGGAGATGGTGAGAGTGATTTACTACAAGAGTTAAGTGATCTAGTTAACAATGTTGACTTTCAAGATTTATTACCTGGTGATCAAATGACTGAAATAAATTCTATAGTAGATCAATACAAACAAACTGGTAGAGATTTGTTCTTGTCCAATAATACAAGTTTTAATGATAAAGTAGAAAACTTAAAACAAAAAGTAAAAGAAAAAGGAAGAAGATAGGATGGCTACATTTGCTATAAATGAAACTGCAAGAAGGGAACAGTATGTATCTACTGGCCAGGCTACCTATAACTTTAATTTTCAAGTTAATGTTACAGATGAATTATTAGTATATGTAAATGATACAGCTCAAACTTTAAGTGTTCAATACAATGCAACACTAAATGCAGATGGTACTGGATCAATTACATTTATAGATAACTCTGGTGGAGGTGGAACCAATTACACTCCGAGCTCTGGAGATCTAGTTACTATTATTGGAGATCTAGCATTATCTAGAACCACAACTTTAAATACTGCTGCTGATATTACTACAGCTAACCTGGACACAGAATTTGATAACACAGTTATTAGACAACAACAGATAAAAGAAATAACTGACAGAGCTTTACAATTAAAACCAAGTACACCTAGAACAATAACTGGATCTGGAACATCTGGTCCAATATACTTTCCTTATGATGCAACAGTATCTAACAATGCATCAAGAGTTATTTCATATGATAGTGCTGGTACTGGATTAGAGCTTGGACCAACAACTGCAAACTTAAATACTTTAGCATCAATCGTATCTGATATTTCTACAGTAGCCGGTATCTCATCTGACATACAAACAGTAGCTGCTGACGGAACCGATATTGGGGTTGTGGCAACAAATATTGCCTCAGTCAATACAGTAGCAACTAATATTAATGATGTAATAAAAGTAGCCGATGATTTGAATGAGGCTGTCTCTGAAGTTGAAACAGTTGCGAATGATTTAAATGAGGCTGTATCTGAGATTGATACTGTTGGAACAAACATTGGAGTTATTCAAACAGTTGGTGATAGTACAAACATTGCAAACATCACAACAGTCGCTGGACAAATTTCACCTACAAATAATATTTCTACATTAGCTGCTATCTCTGGTGATATTACAACACTAGCTAACACAACTGGTTTAACTACTTTGGCTAACAATGCAGCAGACATTTCAACTGTAGCAAATATTTCTACTGATGTAACTGCTGTTGCAAATATTGATACTGCTATTAGTGCTGTCAATTCAAATTCTGCTAACATCAATGCTGTTAATGCAAATTCTACAAATATTAACACAGTCGCTACAGACTTATCTGGATCTAATACAATAGGAACAGTAGCTGCTGATTTATCTGGATCTAATAATATTGGAACAGTCGCATCAAATATTTCTGATGTAAATAATTTTGCTGATACTTATCGTATCTCTGCAAGTCAGCCTACAACAAGTTTAGACATAGGAGATTTATGGTTCGACACAGCAAATTCGGTCATGAAAGTCTACTCGTCATCCGGGTGGGTAACTGCTGCGTCTGCTGTTAATGGGACTGCTGCTAGGTTTAAATATACTGCTACTGCATCACAGACAACATTTAGTGGATCTGATGATAATACAAATACCTTGGCCTACGATAGTGGTTTCATGGATGTGTATTTAAACGGGGTGAAATTAGTTTCGGGTGCATCTAATGACTATGTAGCAACTAACGGGACCAGCATCGTACTAAATTCTGGAGCTGCGTCTGGAGATATTTTAGAGGCAATAGCCTACGGAACATTTGAGTTAGCAAACTTCTCTATTGATGATGCTAATGATGTACAGACAACTGGAGTACAAGACGGGCAAGTATTACTATACAACTCAAGTGCTGGACAATTTCAGCCAGGCAATGCATCGAGTGCTGAAGTATATGGATTTAATAAAGACAGTAGTGGAAACTTAATTGTAACGACAACTAACCAGGGAGTAGATAATATTACTAATGCTCAGTATGCTGCATTTGATGATGTCTTATTCTCTGCATCTGGATTTACATTTAGTATAAACTCTGACGGAAACCTAATTGCAACAATATAATGTACTCGAAATGTTTATGAATAAAATAAATACAAATAATAATATTATCACGAAAGGTATATACAATGGCACAAATTGATTTAGGTTCTATAAAATTTAATTGGAAGGGTTCATACTCTGGAGCAACTGCATATGTCGTAGACGATGTAGTAGAGAGCTCTGGATCTTCTTATATCTGTATTGCAGCAACAACTGGTAATGCTCCACCAAATGCTACTTACTGGGAGCAAATGTCATCTGCTGGTACTAATGGTACTGATGGAACAGATTTAGGAACAACATTAACTACACAAGGCGATATTGTTTATAGAGATGCGTCTGGTCTTGCTAGACTTGGTGCAGGAACAAGTGGTCAATTCTTAAAGACACAAGGTACTGGTGCTAATCCTACTTGGGATAATCTTGCGTCTAATGTTGATTTAGTTAGTTATGTGGCTTTAGATAGTACAGGAGTTAATACAATAGATATTACTACAGACTGGGCAACTAATAATTACTACAAAATGGAAATGTTTATGCAGTACCAAGTGAGCGCAATTCAAGGTGGTAAATTTAGATTTAGAAGTTCTGGTGGTGCAGTTTCAAATGACACTTATCAATATCTAGGTCAAAGTAATTATGCCCTTCAAGACAACAGTGGTGGTAATCAAGGTCAAATTTTAGATTTAAATGGTGGTAGAACAGAAGTTGAAATGAATGGTTGGGGTTTTAATTCTGGGGAAATGAACCCACATTGGAACGCAACAATTTTTAAACCAGACCCAAATAACAGACAGTTTATTGATTACACTTATTTTGTTAGTGATACTTCAACTCCAAATTTTTATCACGCATATTATCAATTCCATGTATGGAACAATGATACAGCTACAAAAACTGGTTGGCAAGTATATGGAAATAATAGTGCAAAATTCAAAACAGGTTTCTATGTAATACTTGGTTATAAATATCAATAATGAATAAGGAGAATATATAAATGAAAAAATTAGTAGATGGTGTTGTTCAAGATATGACAGCAGAAGAAATTGCTCAAAGAGAACAAGACACTATAAATGATACAGCTAGACAACAAGCTGAAGAAACAGCTAAACAAGCTGACGCAACTAACAAAGCTAATGGCAATCAAAAGCTATTAGACTTAGGACTTTCACAAGCTGAAGCAACAGCACTTACAGGTTATACACCACCAACGGAGGCATAATCCGTTATGACTAAAGCGAGAGATTTATCTAGCATAATAGGTTCTAGTGGACAGATAGATAATACTAAAATTACACTAGATGTTAATGAGATACCATCTTTAACAACTGATAAGATACCTAACCTAGATGCAGCTAAGATAACTTCTGGTACTTTTGCTGATGCTAGAATAGCAGCATCTAATGTATCTCAACACGCAACATCTTTTGACGATAACAAACTTGTTAATGATATTTCTACACTTGCTTTAAGACAAGCATCTGACCAAAACAAATCAGCTTACAATACTAACTCACAATCAGTTGATGTATTCCAAGATGATACTGGTATTGATACGACTACTAATGCTAATAGAAATGATAATGAGTTTGTAAATACCATTATTGAAACAACACAAATAGCAACAGCAGATAGTGGTGGAACTTTAACTAGCTTAACTTCTTCAAACACAGCTTTCTTTTCTAACCAAGTAAGAAAGACTTATGGAACTGGAGATGACTTAGGTTATACTGGAGATAGTTATAACTATAACCACCAATCCACTAGTGCTTTATTAACTGGAAATTTTGTTGTTGGTTTTACAGGAGTTAGTACTGACTTTGGTTCAACTTCAGCCTCAACTCACCAAATGTATGAATGGGGAGTTGCAGACAATTCAGCTTCAATAATTGGTAATGGTAGTAACATATTCGATTACAGCAATTCAGCAGGTAATGTTTATTTTATAGGACAAGGTGGAAACAATGGAACAACAACACCAATACGAAAAAACAATTCAGCATTATCAACCATTTCAGGTGGTTCAGCAGGTTCAAGTGTTCAAACAAGATTTGCTAGAATGAATGGCAGATTATACATTCAATATGATGGTGTAAATAAATATACTTTTTCACAAAGCGATTTTAATGACACTTCTGCTTTATGGTTTATTTGTGCATTTGGTCAAACTACAGGTGCAAGAGCATTTAATAATTGTTTTTATAGAAGTGGAATGACTAGTATAAAAGGATTAGAAGAAACTGTTACAACATCAAACGCAACAGGAAACTTTACAGGCACAACAATAACTGCACCATCAAGTGTATCTTCTATGGGTGCTATTATTACTTATCAAGACCAAGCAGGTACTAACGCATTAAACACAGATATAGTTTTACAGTTATCAGCAGATGGTGGTTCTAACTATTCAACTGCTACACTTACTGCTTTACCAGATTTTTCTACTGGTATTAAAATGGCTAAAGTAAATGACTTGAGTGTAACTGCTGGAACAAGTTTAAAATATAAAATCTCTTTTGCTAATCAAGCAAGTGGAACGAAAGAGGCAAGAATAAGAGGAGTTGCTTTGCAATACTAATATGCCTAGAAAAAAGATTACACCAACTGTAACTTCGGTAACACTAAAACATATTAATGAAAAATTAAATCATATACACAAAGACTTAGAACAAAATACAAGAGACATCACAGAATTAAAGCAGCAAGTTGCCATGGGTAAGGGTGGTCTGAAAACGATCTTCTATGTAGGGGCAGCAATTACAGCTATCATTGGATTTTTAAAATTACTAAAAATTAGTTAGGAGAAATAAATGATACAAGGATTGACAGCTCTGCTACCTATCCTCAATAAAGCTGTTGAGTTGGTCCCAGATAAAAACAAGATTGCAAAACACAAAGCAGATCTAGAGAAAGAATTATTAAAAGCTCTTGTCGATGTAGACAAAGAACAAGCAAAGATAAATAGAGAAGATGCAAAGGCTACTGGTAAGTTGTCCTGGATACAGAGATTGTGGAGGCCCACACTTGCATGGGTTTGTGTCCTGGCATTTGCATTTCAATTCTTAGTAATACCTATTACTACTTGGTACGGAGCTATTACAAACAATCCAATTAGTTTACCAACATTGCCAAGCGATGTACTGATGACTACATTATTTGCATTATTAGGATTAACTGGTGCAAGAAGTTTTGAAAAATTAAAAAAGATAGATAAGAAATGAATTTTAAGTGGGACCTAAAAAAACAACTGGATGAAAAAAGAAAAGAGATTTCAGCGAAAGCACAGCTCCGTAAGAGAAGTGTTGACAGTATTGCTAGGCCCAAAGCTAAAAAAAATATTACATCTAAAGATCCGAGGTTACAAGGTATATGAAATATTCTGTGTCAGAAAAAACTTCGGTTAGTATGCCTATCAAAAATATGATTGGGATTGTTATTGCAGTTGCAATGGGTGTGTTTGCATACACAGAAGTTACAGCTAGACTTACATCATTAGAAACTTCAAGAGAATTATTTGAGAATGATCTACTTAAAAAATCTGAGCAAGTACCAACTGACCAGGAGCAGCATTTTTTATTAGAAGATCTTTACAAGACAGTAGAGAAATTACAGTCTACTCAAGAAATGAATATGACTAATAAAGTTAATATAGAATTTTTAAAATCACAACTTGAGAAAGCATTGAATGATATTGAACATCTTAAAGATAAAGTAAGAGCAAATGGAAACGGCCATTAGTACAGTAATAGCATTATGTATGTTTGTAGCTGGAGAGTTAAAAGAACATAGAATACAATCTGCAATGTCTGATTGTTTAAAAGGAAAGAGAATTGCAGAACGAACAGCCAATAATAATATTCAATACAAATGTGGAAAAGTTAAAGCAGAATTAGAAGAAAATATAGATGGATCTAAAGCTATAAAAAAAATTATATCAGAGTAATATGTGGTGTGTGATCTGGAAACAGAACGATCTTTATAAAGTATTTACAAATATGATATTTGAAACAGAGAAGAAGGCTATAGAATTTAAAGATAAACAAAAGTCTATGCGTAAAAAACATGATTGCAGAGTTGTTGAATTTGACTATAAGTATTTTGAGGGTGTTAGTGAATTAGAAATAAAATGATTAAAAGAAATAAAACAGATACAGTTGTAATACATTGTGCAGACACACCAGCAGACATGGATATTGGTGCAGAAAAAATTAGAGAGTGGCACACAAAAGAACGAGGATGGGATGACATCGGTTACCATTGGGTAATAAGAAGAGATGGTACATTGGATCCTGGTCGACCAATAGAAATGCAAGGAGCTCACGCAGTTGTAGTTAATGGATCTAGTGTTGGGATCTGTCTTGTAGGCAGAGGAGATAACTTTACTGACCAACAATTTATGACCTTGCATAATTTAATAAATACAACTAAAGATATATATGGTGATTTGGAAATCATTGGCCATTGTGATGTTGAACCTAATAAACCAAACTGTCCTGGGTTTGATGTAAAGCAATGGATACAAGACGAATTTTATGGCTAAAGGTTACTCAAGTGTATTAGTAATATCAGATCTTCACGCACCCTGGCAGCATCCAGATGCTCTAGACTTTCTTGCTGCTATTAAGAAAAAAATTAAACCAGACTTTGTACTTAATGTGGGTGATGAATGTGATGCCCACGCATTGTCCATGTGGGAAAGCGATCCAGACTTACCATCAGCCGGTGATGAATTAAAGATGGCAAGAAAAGTTATGCATGACCTGGAAAAAATATTTCCAGAGATGACATTGTTACACTCTAATCACTCATCATTAATATATAGAAGAGCATTAAAACATGGAATGCCTAGAGCTTACTTAAAACATTACAATGAATTTTTACAAGTAGGTAAAGGATGGGAATGGGTAGACGATATTAAATTTAAACTATCAGATGGTACAGAGGTTTTTGCCTCACATGGTTTAGCAGCCGATGGCCTCAAGCTAAGTCTCCAGTATGGCTGCCATACAATCCAGGGACACTTTCATTCCAAAGCAGCAATACAATATTTTTCAAACCCATCACAGTTAGTGTGGTCACTCCAGGTGGGATGTCTCACTAAGCAATCTAGCCTTGCATTCCAATATGCTCGTAACTTTAGAATGAGATTTATTATTTCTACTGGAGCTGTCATTGATGGACAGCCAGTAATATTTCCAATGCAGATGGACAAGCATGGCCGTTGGACCGGTAAGATTGTGTAATGGCTAAACAAAAGTTTACTCATTTTATACCAAGAGAAAAACCAAAGAAGAGAGGACCAGGAGCTCACAAGAAAAGTAAAAATAAACATGAAAAAAGAATGTCTAAAAAATCAAGGTACAAGGGACAAGGTCGCCCATGATTGATAGACTTATTTATAAATTCTTTGCCTGGATAGATGATTGTTTTGAAAAGGTAGATGATGTTTTAACATTTGATTGGCCCAACTGTAAGAAGAAAAAGAAAACTAAAAAGAAATGAAATCAGTTACTATCAATAACCAAAAATATTTTTTCTTAAAATTAACTTGGGTTGATATTGCTGGTCTAAGTACACTCGAAGGTGATACAGATTTTAATAAACTTAAATGTGCTACAATAATTACTGAGGCATATCTCTATGATGTATTTGAAGAGAACGGAAAAGAATATGTTAGAACCTTCTCATCCTACTCTTTGGATCCAGATCCAGGGTATGGAGATAGAAATGTATATCCACTAGAAGTCTTTGATAAACAGTCCCAGAAAGCCATCAGACAAGCTCGTAGAGCTATGCTCAAGACATAGTCCGATACATCTGTCATTAAATATAAGATTGCTCTGTATGAGCTTTAGAATAGGTTTAAAGGTAAAGTGTTTTATTTGTTCTCTAAGTATTCGCTTTTTTACTAGGAACTTCATTACAAAAGTAATTTAGATACAGTTTTTTTTCAGAAAATTCTTTTGAATATTTTTGATTAAGTTGGATTGTTACATTGGCACCACCAATAGCACACTCTGACCAACTGTTATACTCAACTGGATGAACCATAGTATTATTACAGAACCCAGTAATAGCTGAACAGAGTGTATATGCTAAAATAAATTTCATTAATTACCAGTAGTATTCTCTTCTGGTTTTTTTAGCAACTCTATTTCTATCTTGTCTTTATGTTTTTCAATCCAATATTCCTCGTATGGTCTGATATTAATTGTAGCTGTCTTATGCATAACTTCTAAATCAATATCATCTGCTGAATAAAACTTTTGATGAGGATGTCCTTGGTCATCGTGTTCATCAAATGTAACTACGACAACATCATGCTCCCCATCAAATGCTTTAATTAATTCTTTAACAAACCATTTACTGAAACGAGATTTAAAAACTTTAGCCATCTTTTAATACCTCAATTCCTCTTGGTCTAGCTGGATGAACTTTAATATAACCATCTCTTTCAAGTAGCCTTAACATTCTATGTACATTACTGTGAACACACTTCTTATGTTTAGCTATCTCTCTTAGAGTTGGTGGTACTCTATGTTTTTTTATATGATCATTAATGAAATCAAATATCTCTAATTGTTTTTTAGTCAGCATTAGTGTCATTCGCTATACCTCCTAATTTCTTTTTTTCATTAACGATATAAGTCATAAGCATATCCCATTGACCTTTATCTAGATCCATTAACTTTTCAAATGCTGCTTTATTTTCTTTTTCTAAAGCAATCAAGTCATGGATTTTTTCTGCATCACTCATCTCTTTATTTTGAAGAGTTTGTTTTACAGAAGTTTTGATAGTGTTTACCCAGACTGTCATCTTTCTTTTTTGATCAGCCATAACTTTTTCATTATGAGTATTGGCATTACCATCATCATCCTCACTTGGTAATCCATAGATTGCCTGGAGTGAGTATCTCTTAGCATAAGTAATAGCAGAACCTAAAGCCTGGCTATCATCGTATCTATTATTTTTTGGAACTACTAAGTATCTAGAAGTAATAACTGTATCACTTGCCTTGTGCATTAAGCTGGTCCTTACATACATTGTAGGAACTACAGCTCCCTCTAATACATCCTTCTCAAAGTCTATGCATTGAGTAAATGCTAATCCGTACTTAGCACCTTCATTCGCAGCAGCTATTACATCTTCAAGAGTTGCATACTTAGATTTAAAGAATGGATTTTTACCATCTTTAATAGCAGCAACACCTTCCTCTTGAAACTTAGACAAAGCATCAACAATACTTTTAGTGTTGTGTTGGTTCGTCATCGTCATCTTCTCCTTCTCCTTCTTCTCTGGTTTCGTTTGGTCTTGTGTCATTTGTTAAGTCCTCCTTTAAGACATTTATTGTTAATACTTTTTGTTGTAGTTGCATGAACTCAAATGCTGTTTGGCCCATGACTTCGATGATCTCTTCAATAAACTTTTCTTCAATATCATAACCAGTTTTCTGTAAAATTTTTTCACGCAGCATCTTAGCTGTAAGTTTACGAGCATTGATATAAGCATTGAACCATTGAAAGTTATATTCATCGGACATCCTTTATACTAAACCTCCTCATGACAATAGGATCAGCACCAGGTACTTCTACCATCTTAGTTTTTTTTCTACTCATGGTCTTATGATTGACAATAAAACCATTAAAAGAAATTACCTCATGATCCTTCATGATGGATTTAATAGCCTTCGATGCCTCATCTTTATTTTCTTTAGCATCCTTATAATTTTTATCTGCATTCAAATACTCTTCAATTAATTCAGATAACATATTGTTGCCATCCATATTAACTGGATCTATATTTCCATTACCTTTGTAGATCTTGGATGCCTCTTCTGTAGTCTCTGGTGGATACCAGTAGTCTTTACCTTCAAGGATCCCATCAAATCTATTCCAGAAATCAGTAGCTGAATTAATAATATCATTAACCATCTCTGTATTTCTTTGATAGATAAACCATTGCAGCTCCCAGCCTTTAACTAATCTAACTAGGATGCCCCAGGAAGATCCAGTACAAAGCATCTGCTGTTGTAATTGATAAATGTTTAATGGGTATACTGGATCATCGGCAGATCCAGAGTAATTCTTGATTTCAACTGGACCACTATCTGAAAGAACCATTGTTGATTTGTTGTGATCAGTCAATTCAATCTTACCACTTTTAATAGTTAAAAGATTATCTAAAGAACTGCCGAGTTTCCCATTGTCCAATGAGTACAAGTTGGCCTTCTCCGGAACAGAGATTTTAAATTTGGCCTTTTGATTATCTGCTGCTTGTTGTAACTCATCGACAAACATTTTAGTTATGACTGGTTCTAATGCTTGTCCAGCCTTAACCTTTGGATTGTTAGCTAAGTCATTCTTAGCGTCCTTTCCTTGATACTCATTTAGAGCATCTTCCAAAACCTCGTTAGGAGTTTTGAAACCTTTTATGCCAGGGATCAATGAACCGATCACACTCGCACCTAATTCTTTTCTTTTGAATGAAGTTTTTCTACCACTATCTTTCATATTAAAATCCTCCTGGTACATAATAATAATAACAACTATCAACCATTACACATCCAAGTGTAACTACTAAAATCAAGGATCCTAAAAAAAACAAGAATGCTAAACCTTCTGCAATTCCAATCAAGATTTCTTTTATGCTCATAGGTTCCTTGTAAACATATTGTTTATCTTCTGTGTCCACTTTAGTCATGAACTGTTTCTTTAATACTAGAACAATATAAGACCACATATTATACCTCCACTCTTTCTAGGACATTTTTTACTGTTGTCGGGTACCAAACTTTGTCCTGGTAAGTTTTAACACCACGATCATTTAAAGCATTAGCTAAACCAGACAATGTACTGATGCCTGTAGCTCTGATGCCAGAAATAATTTCTGAAATATTTTTTGCGTACTGATTTGCATTAGCCTTAGAAGTTTCATGACCTCTAACTCTAACAACATTTAAGTTAGTACGATTGCCTAACAACTTGCCTTCTGATTTTAATCTAGCAAGTGCAGCCTTAGTACGATTTGAAATATTAATTCTTTCAAGTCTATTGATTGCAACATGGAACCCAGCGATTGCATCATCTAAGTTTGGAGTATCCAATACATCAACTTGAATGTTAGTAGTCTCTAAGAACTGACCAACTTCATATGTACGACCAAGTCTTGATAAAGAATAAACAACCAATGGACATCTTAATTTCTTAGCTGTTTTAATTGCATCTTGTAGAACTGGTCTGTTCTGAAATTTCTTAGCACCAGAAACACCCGGTTCCTCAAACCAGGTGATTGATGCATCAGAATATTTTTTAGTGATTGCAAATTTTTGATTATTAACTTCTTGCTTGTCTGTACTAACTCTAACTAAAGCAACTATATTCATTACGCAGCCTCCTTTAATAATTTATTTGTAAGTGTAGTTTCCATCTCTTTACAAGTTTGATGTATTCCTGGAGGGTTCATACAACCCATATCAACCAGAACTAACTCGATAACTTCCTCTAAGATCCAATCATTCTTAATCATATAATTTTTTAGATCTTTTTGTTTTTGATTTAACTTAGCCATTACGCAACCTCCTTTGATTTATTGTAATTTAAAATTTTATCTACATCCCATGGATCTACGACAAAATCATATTCTTCAGTTTTCTTTTTTAAGACAACACTTCCATCTGTGCCACTCCAAGTTTCTTTGATTTCATAAATTGAATTAACTTTTATGATTGGTCCAAACACATATCTTTTTTCTTTGATGACTTTTACTAAATCACCTGGTTTAAGAATGTAATTGTTATTGCTTACTGATAGAACTTTCGTCATTATGCAGCCTCCTTTACTTTTGTAACTCTTGGTAAAACTTTTTCTTGTAACTTAGGATTAGAGAACTCACGATCATCATCAGAAGTTTCGAATGGTACATACCAAACATCAGCTCCAGCATCGATAGTGCTTTGCGTTCTGTCTTTGCCACCAACTAATCTTTTAGTTAATTTAATTTTGTAACAAGCATAATACTTGTCATCACATTGACCTTTATCAACTACTAATCCTTCG